GTTTACGAGATAAAAAAGATGGTGAAGACTTAGTTAAGGAAAATATTATGACATTTGTTGCCATACACGAATTGGGACATTTAATGACAAAATCTATTGGTCATGAACCCGAATTTTGGAATTCATTTAAATTATTACTCAAAATTGCAATTGATAATGGTATTTATAAGAATATTGATTTCAATAGTACACCTAAAGAGTATTGTGGTGTTAAAATTACTGATACACCATTAAAACTTAAATGAAATATACAATGTTTATAGATTTCCAGATATTTTAGTATAATTTTATGATAAAATTGAATTTTTATTTAATTTTAATGATAGATTATCCTAGTAATCATCTTCTAGAATGACTTCTCAACCTAAGCTAAATATTTATGGTGATACAATTATTACTATAACAAATAAGATAATGCGTACTTTTCTTAGTAAAAAGTATGCAGGTTATATGCAAAATACAGATTTAGAAACAATGAAACTAGCAACTAATCAATTTCTAACTTTATACTTTATAACAATTCAGGGGCAACATAATTCAAAGGGTTCGGTGCAGTCAATTATTAGAAATACTACATGTGAAAATATTCTAAATATCTGGTTTTATAGGAATATACTAAATCATTCAATTATTACAGAAAATGGCGATGAACTAATTTACAATATATTATATGTAAAATTGGATAATTTCTTAAAGCAATTTGGATAGTTTTTTCCATTTTTATATTCTGGCATATCAAATAGAAAATATTTTATAAAAATTGAAATATAATTTATACTTTGAATGAATAAATAATTATCTACTAGAATGCCTAATATATCAGTACGTTTTAATCATGGTTTAAGTTATCATAATAAACTATTTATTCAACCATTGTTTTATCTATCGGAACAATTAAGACAATATCTATATAAGATAGGTAATAAAACAGCTTATAATAAATTAAAAGTTGATGATAATATAAGTTTTGGAGATTTAGATTGTTATCAAACAAATATATATTTGGAAGTAATGCCAGCTCATAATTGGTCAGAATTAGAATTGTATTATTTTCTTAATCGTTATGATACAAAATTAGATTTTAAATACAAAACAAAAGAATTTAGTATTGTGTCTATTACAGTAGATAATAATGGTACAAGTAAAATTATTAATGAAAATCGAGATGATTTTACGATGTATAGTTCATATGAAATTCGGTATAAATCCGAAGATATTGATATATTTGAGGAATTTCTTAAGACAGTTGTTGCATTTTATGAAAAATATTCTATAATCGATAATAGTAATAAAGATTCAATTTCAATTTATATTACATCACAAGAGGGGTTTTACTTTCAATCTATAGGTAAACGTAATAAACGTCCAATTGAGTCTATTCATTTACCTATGAAACAAAAACAAGATATTTTGACTGATTTAGAAAAATTTTTAAAGCCTGAAACAAAAAAACGGTATAATCAACTAGGTATTAACTACAAACGTACATATTTACTAGAAGGTATTCCAGGAACAGGCAAAACTAGCCTTATTACTGGTTTAGCATCTAAATTCAATGCAAATATTGCGATAGTTAGTTTTATTCCTAAAATGACTGATGTTGATTTAATTCGTTCTCTGCGGTCACTAAGAGAATATGATGATGATAAGGATGATGTGCAGAATAGAAGAACATTTTTAGTATTTGAAGATATTGATTGTATTTTCAAAGAACGTAAATCTAATGATGAAAATCGTAATAGTATTACATTTTCTGGGTTGCTTAATGCTTTAGATGGTATTACTACTAATGATATAATCTGTTTTATTACAACTAATTATAAGCATAATCTAGATAGTGCCCTATTACGTCCCGGACGTGTAGATTATATTATGCGCTTTGATTATGCAATTAAAGAACAAATTGTGAGCATCTATAAAGATTATACTAGTAGCCAGAATGATGAACCTCTTGAATTTTATAATGAGTGTTTAAAACTTAACGTCAAGATAACAACTGCATTATTACAACAATATTTAATGAAGTATATTGATAATCCGCGAGGCGCTATTGATAATATTGATGAAATGAAAACAATGTTTGAGGTTGCAAATGTTTCTAAGGAAGCTGAAGAAAGTGGATTATATAGTTAGATTTAGATTTATGAAAAATCTTAGTCTTGTACGTTTTTATATTTAATTTTTTTTATGGAAAAATAACAGCTATAACATATCATCTAATAATTTAGGTTTTATTATTAATGTTTTATTATCTATTATATAACAGTTCTTTTTCATTTATTGTAGATAATAGATTATTTTCAACAATTCTATATGGTTCAATATTATATATTCTAACCCATGCTATATTGAATTATTGTAGTATAGAAATATTAACTATCATTAATCACTATTTCTGGATAATATTTGTTTTAGATATTATATCATTAGTTTATGAATTATATTTAGTTTACATCAATCCATCACAATCATCTATCCAGAATACAAATAATAGTACAACATCAAATGATTTATCGGTTTCATTTAATTTATTAAAAAATAAAATAAATACTCTTCTAGATAGAAAAAATGACCTTACCATTACCCATATTAACACACCATATCAAAATACATCGCAATCATCAGTACATACACAACTACCAACACCCCCACCAACAAACACACATCAATATAACAATCAAGAACAATTTAATATAGATAATAGTAAAAGAATGTCAACTCCAATATCACAGTTGAATAAACAAAAACAACAAAAACAAGGACAAAATCCACAACATCAACAAAATCCACAACATCAGCACAATCCACAACATCAGCACAATCCACAACATCAACACAATAATATAGATATTAATATTCCTGATTTAGATATATCATCAACGTCATCAACCCCAATAAATTTAATAAGAACTCGTATTGGTAGTACAAATCCGGATGGTTTATCATCTGGATTTCCAGAACCAATTATAAATGAGGATGTGTATGCAGAAAGTGTTGCTGGTAGTGATGTTGCAAGTGTTATGGATTTAGACGATTTTGAAAAAAGTTTATAGATGCATTTTGTTTTTTTTTATAAATAATTTCTAGCTTAGGCAAATATCCTGAAATATTCTGGAATATATAATACCAATTAATAATCTTATTATCCACTTTTAATGTTTTACTTTTCAATAATTCTTTATTAATAGGATTTTTAACTATTCCTAGAATATAATTAAATTTTTCATTACCTTTTACATTACCACAAGCACCATTTATTACTGCTAATAAATTAAATGTTTCAACAAGTTTATATTTTTTCAATTCAACACCAAATACTACTACACCTAGAATAATTGTATTGTCAATAATACATAATGGGATAATTACATGATTTTTAATTATTTGTTTTTTATAATTATTTGGTAAATTATCCCAATAATTGATTATATCATTATGGGTTAAAGCAGAATTTTGTGTAATTAATAACGGTAATGTAGTATCATTATGATTAGGATTATTATAATATTTAATAGTTATAGGTATAAATTCAATTTGTTTGTCTAAGGTTAATATTTTGTTTTTCCAATCTAAATTTTCACTAAGTATAGTAATATTTAGATATTCCAGAATAACATTATACGATTTAGATGACTTTATTCTAGAAGACATTTAAATATTAATGTTAATTATTTTTATATAAATTACTAAATAAGATAATAATAATCAATTTTATATGTATATTTTATGTGTAAATTTTTTATATGTAATGAAAAATAAATATAACTAAAATAATAGAATAAGCATTTCTAGAATGTGTAATAGTGTAGTTATTTTAGCAGGTATTATTGGAATACTTTTACTAGCAATATTAGTAATTGGAAAATATAAAAACAACAGTTCCCAGAATACAATCGAAGAATTTACTTCTCATATAACAGACACATCATTAAATAATACTATCCCTAATTTTGCAAACTTAACTAACAACAGCGATAATCCCTGGACAATAGACAAACCTACCAAATTAATTATTACCGATATTATCCGTAAAATCATCAATAATATCAATAAACAAACGGGTATGTCATATTATTTTACTGCTTTTGACCAATTACAGCAAGATGTTGTATCTCCAGTGGAAACGCGTTTTACTGCTGATGTATTTGTGCATGAAATGAAGAATTTATTTACACGGCGGATGTTGTTAGTGTTCTGTGTAAATTTTGCAATCAAGAAGGTTCAAGTAGATTACGTTAATCTAAGTAATGCATTTAAGATGCCAGAAAAATCATTTATGGATTATCCAGCACCCGCACTAATTCTACAAGATGATAATTTACTATCTAATGAATATCATATTATGGGTCGTAATAATTCATCTTTAGATTTCTCTATTCTAAAGGATAATGATATAATTCCCAAAGATGTTCCAACCCCAACTGAATTTCAAAAATGGATTTTACCTATGGGCATAGCATCTGCATATCAAAATCCCCAAGCTATATTCCCTTCTCGTCGGCAATCTACCTGTTGGGACAATAATGGTATAAATTACATTGAACCACAAACCGCATTACAAATGGGTGTTAAAAATACTCCATTAACTCGTTATCCATATCCTTATTTTAATCCCACTACAAATCGCCAACGGGAATATAATACTGAATATAAGTGGATGTTTGACCTTGCGGACAGCCATAGTGGTTTTGGTCGGGGTGTTGCTAGTAGCCCATAAAATTGATTTTTTCATAAAATTGATTTTTTATTTTTTGATATGTTTTTTTCAATTACAGATAATCATAGATAATTATATTCTAGTAATGCAAAATATATTACAAGCAATAGAAAAAATAGATAAAATCCATTATAAACAATTTGCTAATTCTAGAAAAAATAATTTATATGATAATGCATATATTTATACTCTCCCAGAATACAAAGACTATCTCCTAACCCATTTATCATCATTATATAAACCAAAAACAAGTAATAATGTAATGGATAATTATATCAAAGATAAAATATCTAAAGTATATTTGCCTAAAATCAAATCACTTTTAGAAACATATAATAATATCGAACATATTGAACAGAAATCAGAAGAATGGTTGGTAGAACGCCGTCAAATAATATCAGCTAGTGAATCTGGATATTTACTAGGTGTTAAAGGTTGTGGTACTATTATAAATTATTTAACTAATAAATTAAATGTTAAGAATACTTTGGATAATTTACGTTTTCAACCATCAATTCAACACGGTAATATATTTGAAGATGTTTCTAGAATGATTTATGAATCTCGTAATAATGTATCCGTTCATGAATATGGTTTAATTAAATCTAGAAAGACTTGTATTCTAGGTGCTAGTCCTGATGGTATTGTATTTTCTGGAACTTCTAGAATAGGTAGATTAGTAGAAATTAAAAATCCTTACAAATATGATGAAACCGATGACATTAAACCAGAATATTTAATTCAAATATACCAACAACAATATGTTCTAGAATTACCTCTTTGTG